GCACGGCGGCGTTCAGCCTGACCGGATACACGGTCACGGCGGGCATCACGTCGCTCGTGGACGGCACCAGCGTGGACGACTTTACCTGCTCGGTTGTCTCGGCGACTGCGGGCACGGTGTCGATCTCGCTCCAAGAGAACGAGACCTCCGCGCTTGCATCGGGTTCCTATGCTTGGTCGTTGCGGTGGATCGCGCCCGGCGCGGTCACTCGCACCGCATTGTCAGGCGTGCTGGAGGTGACGCGGTGAGCATCACGGCAAGCGTCTCGGGATCACCGATCACGGCAAGCGTGACCGAAAGCGGCGCGAGCGTCGCAGTGTCGCCCGTGGCAATCACCGCGAACGTGCTCGCGGGCATCGGGCCGCAGGGACCGGCGGGCGCTGCTGGAGCTGGCGGCGAGGTTGGATCATCGACGCTCGCCGGACTCGCCGATGTGCAGATCACCGCCGCCGCCGAGGGCGATGTGCTGAGATACAACGGCACGAAATGGGCCGACTACGCTGAGATTCAACTCACCGATGGAGGGAACTTCTGATGCCCAACACAATCCGCATCAAGCGTCGCGCGTCGGGTGGTGGCGCGGGAGCGCCGAGTTCGCTCGCGAACGCCGAGCTCGCGTTCAACGAAAGCTCGAACATCCTCTACTACGGCACGGGCACCGGCGGCGCTGGCGGCTCGGCCACGAGTGTGATCGCCATCGGTGGCTCGGGCGCGTTCGTCTCGATCACCGAGGTTCGCACGGCGAACACGGTCCTCGCTGGCCCGACGAGCGGAGCCGCAGCGGCACCGACGTTCCGTGCTCTTGTCGCTTCCGACATCCCGTCGCTGTCGGGCGTCTACATCCCGATGTCGGGCACGGCGACGCCGACCGGGACGTACACGTTCTCGGGCACGGTAAACGTCACGGGCACGTTCCAGGTCGGCTCGACGACCGTCACGTCATCGGCGGCCGAGTTGAACCTCGTGGATGGCTCGATCGCGAACACGGTCGTCAACTCGAAGGCAGTGATCTACGGATCGGCCGGTCAGATCGCAGCGACGACGGTCACCACCAGCGGCAACGCGACGGTCGGCGGCGATCTGACGGTGACCGGCAACCTCACGGTCAACGGCACGGTCACCACGGTCAACTCGACGACAGTGACCGTGGATGACAAGAACATCGAGCTCGGGTCGGTCTACTCGCCGACTGACACGACCGCCGATGCCGGTGGCATCACACTTCGCGGAACGACTGACAAGACGATCCTCTGGCTCAACTCGACCGACTCGTGGACCTACAACCAGAACATCGAGCTCACCTCGGGCTACGCCTACCGGATCGACGGCGTCTCGGTGCTCAGCAAGACGACGTTGGGCTCCACGGTCGTGTCGTCATCGCTCACGAGCGTGGGCACGATCACCACGGGCACGTGGTCTGCCACCGAGATCGCCGTGACCAAGGGCGGCACCGGACTGACCAGCGTGGCGAAGGGCACGGTGCTCGTGGCGAACGACACCAACACGATCACCGCGCTTGACGGCGGCGGTGGTAACGATGGACTCCTCGCCTACACGGCATCGAGCGACACGATCGCTTGGGCGACGAGCATCGACGGCGGGACGTTCTGACGTATGCCGACGTATCCAATCCAAATCAAGCGCAGCGGAACGGCTGCATCAGCGCCGTCGTCGCTGGCTCACGGCGAGTTGGCACTGAACTACGCCGACAAAGTTCTGTATTTCAAGGACGCCTCGAACGTCATCCAGTCGTTCACGTTCCAGTCCTACGCGCTCGCGTCGCACACCCACGCCGCCTCGGACATCACATCCGGCACGCTGGACGCCGCCCGCCTGCCCCTCGCGACGACGCTGGCCGCCGGTGCGGTGATCGTCGGCACGGGGCTCGGCGTGTCGTCTGGCACGGTGAGCGTGACGTACGGGACGACCAGCGGCACGGCTTGTCAGGGCAATGACTCGCGGCTCTCTGACGCGAGGACGCCGACATCGCACGCCCACGGCAACATCAGCAACGCCGGTGCGATCGGAGCGACGGCGAACTTGCCTGTCATCACCACCACGTCGGGCGTGCTGACGACGGGAACCTTCGGTACGTCGGCGTCGTCATTCTGCGAGGGCAATGACGCCCGCCTGAGCGACACCCGCACGCCGACGGACAACACCGTCAGCACGGCGAAGATTCAGAACGACGCCGTCACGTATGCCAAAATTCAAAACGTCTCCGCCACCGACCGCCTGCTCGGTCGCTCGTCTGCGGGTGCAGGCGACGTGGAGGAGATCACCTGCACCTCGTTCGGTCGTTCCTTGATTTCGTCAGCCGACGCCCCTGCGGCGCGCACCACGCTGTCCGTGCAGCCGACGGCGAGTCCAGCGTTCACTGGTGCGGCGACGTTCGCCAATACAGGCGACGTGGTCCCGCTGACAGTGACCAACGCAGGCACCGCCAACTCGTTTGTCGTCAACGACGCGAGCGGGGATACGACGCCGTTTGTGATTGATGCGGCTGGCAACGTGGGCATCGGAGTCTCCAGCCCTACGCACAAACTAGACTGTGGCGGCGAGTTCCGTTTGCGCGGCACCGGCCCATCGTCAGAAGCCGGAAAACTTCACCTGTACTATGTCAGCGACACAAACAGAGCGACGATCACAACTGGCCCGTCGGGGGAAATAATTGTTGAGACAGGCGCGTCGTCGCCTGCCACCCGCCTCACCATCTCCTCCACCGGCACCGCAACGTTCACTGGGCAGATACTCGCGGATGACCTCACCACATCGAACAGCGTCGTCTACGGGTTCGACGGTGACACCAACACCGGAGTCGGACGGGGTGGGGCCGACATCCTGACCTTCGTCACCAACGGCAGCGAGCGGGTGCGGGTGGATGCGTCGGGGAATGTGGGGATTGGGACGACGAGCGCCGCTGGCCGCTTGCACGCATACAACGGTGCCGACGCTACTACCGCAGTTCTGATTGGAGAGGTCAGCGGCGCTTTTTCTAACGCTGCCGACATGAGTCTGCGACGCGGCGGCACTGAGTTGGGGAGGGTGTCGGCGGATTACTTTGACGGCATGAACTTTTTGGTTACCTCTGGCAGCGGCAATGCCGCTGTGCAGAGGATGCGGATCAATACTGGCGGCGAGTTGATGATCGGGTACACAACCGATCAAGGAGGCTATCTTCTCCAAGTCAACTCCCAGATTTACGCTACAAACGCGACGATCGCTACGTCCGACGCACGGTTCAAGACCAATGTCGAAGCGTTGACCGACGCCACTAGCGTCATCGAATCGCTGCGGCCCGTTGCGTTCGACTTCATCCCGCAGGCAGACCGCAACTTCGCCACAGAGCGTCAGGTCGGACTGATCGCACAAGAGGCGCAGGCGGCGCTCGCTGGCACCGACTATGCCGATAGCGTGGTCGCACAGTGCGGCGACCATCTTGGATTGGCATACGAGAAACTGGTGCCGGTGCTGATCAAGGCACTGCAAGAGAGCAACGCACGCATCGCCGCACTAGAGGAGCGAATCAATGGCTGACATCCCCACGCTGTACTGTGCTGAACCGCTGGACGTGCCTGCAAAGGTGTTCGACAAGTTGTGGGTGAGAGAAATCGTTCTGTCATCCGTGACAGGCGGCGAAGCAGAGGCCCGCGTGACCCTCGTCCGATTCCGCACCACAGAGACCGGCGTGGAAGAGGCACCCGCCGAGCCGGTACGGCTCCACGTCCGCGACCTGCTCGCGGGAGCGGAGGCCGACGCGGACCTCGCGGCGGCGGTTGGGGCGTTGATGAACTACGTGGCGAAGGTGGGCATCGAGCAGGGCGTCGTCGCGGCGGGCGAGTGATATGGTCGTCCTGTCGTCGATCCTGCGTCGCGACGAACCGCAGCGCGAGCGACGCGAGCGGGTGCCGCTACCCGGCGAGCTCGCCGTCGTCTGCGTGTTCTGGAACCCGGCTGGCTGGCGATCGCTGCGGAGGAACTACCTGCGATTTCTCCACGAGATGAAGTGGTGGGGCGTGCCGACGTTCAACGTCGAGCTCGCCTACGAAGGGCAAGCGTTCACGTCCGACGACGCGTGGCTCAAGGTCCGAGGCGGCGACCGGAACGTCCTGTGGCAGAAAGAGCGCCTCATCAACCTCGCGGTCGAACGCCTGCCCGACCGCTTCGACAAGATCGCGTGGATCGACGCCGACATGGTGTTCCTCGACCACCAGTGGCCCGAGCGGCTATGCCGCACGCTCGAAGAGTGGCCGGTCGTCCAGATGTGGAACGAGTGGCACTGTGCAGGGCCTGACGGGCAGATCGAGAGCAAGAAGCTCTGCGTCGGACATCGCTGCGAAAGGTATCTCAGCGAACAGAACTGCTGCCCAGGCGGTGCGTGGGCGGCACGACGCGATATCTGGCCGCTCTACGATCGCCACATCGTCGGCAGCGGCGATTCGATGATGGTCGAGGGATGGACGAACCACCAAGTGAAGCGCTGTCTGCGACTGATGAACGAGCCGATGGCGAAGCACTTCCGCGAATGGAGCGACGTGGCGTACGCGAAGGTCCGGGGCGAGATCGCGTGCCTGCCCGGTGACGCGATGCACCTGCATCACGGGAGCCTCGCCGATCGGCAGTATCACTCCCGCTGGTTCCCGGTCGTGAACGGCGGCTACGACCCGGCGACGCACGTCGAGGTGGACGAGAACGGGCTGCTCCGCTGGACGGACTCGGCACCGCCGCAACTCGTCGAGTGGGTGCGAGGCTACTTCGCCAGCCGGAACGAGGACGGCTGAGTTGACACGCCCGACACCATGCGGGCATGGACATCTCAACCAAGCGAATCCTCGTCACGGGCGGTGCCGGGTTTCTCGGACGTGCCGTGTGTCGTCTCCTGACCCAGCGCGGCTGCACGGAGGTCATCGTGCCTCGTCGGGTCGCGTGGGACTTGACCACCGAAGATGACGCCGTCGAACTCTTCGACGACGTGCGGCCCGAGGTCGTGCTTCACCTCGCGGCCGAAGTCGGCGGCATCGGCGCGAACATGGCGACGCCTGGTCGGTTCACGTTCGCGAACCTCGCGATGGGCTTGCACGTCATCGAGCAGTGCCGCCGGTGCGAGGTGGAGAAGTGCGTCGTCGTCGGGACGGTGTGCAGTTATCCCCTCAACCCGCCCGTGCCGTTCGTCGAGTCCGACTTGTGGAACGGCTACCCCGAGCCCACGAACGCTGGGTACGGCGTGGCGAAGCGTGCGGTGTACGAACTGCTCAAGCAGTACCACAAGGAATATTCTCTGCCTGGCGCTGTAGTGATTCCGACGAATCTGTACGGCCCGCACGACAACTTCGACCCGGTGTCTTCGCATGTGATCCCGGCGATGATCCGGCGATTCTGCCGCACCGATCCGGTCACGCTCTGGGGGACGGGCTGTGCGTCGCGTGAGTTCCTCCACGTCGATGACGCCGCCGAAGGCATCGTGCGAGCAGCGGAGACGGTGACGACGCCCGATCCGATCAACCTGGGCGGCGGCGGCGAAGTGCAGATGCGGAAGCTCGCCGAGATGATCGCGGGCGAGTGTGGCTACATGGGCACGATCCGCTGGGACTCATCGAAGCCAGACGGTCAGCCGAGGCGTGCGGTCGATGCCACGCGAGCCCGCGAGATTCTCGGGTGGACGCCGAAGGTCAGCCTGGAGAACGGCATCGCCGAGACGGTCTCGTGGTGGAGGCAGCAATGCGTGTCGCTCTGATCACCGGCATCACCGGGCAGGATGGCTCGTACCTCGCCGAGCTCCTGCTCGCGAAGGGCTACATCGTCCACGGCATCGTGCGACGATCCAGCACGTTCGGCACGCAGCGGATCGAGCACATCTTCAACCGACTGAACCTGCACTACGGCGACGTGACCGACGGCGGTGCGATGGCACGGCTCGTCGCCGAGACCGAGCCAGACGAACTCTACAACCTCGCGGCACAGAGCCACGTGCGGGTGTCGTTCGACCAGCCCGCGTACACGGCGGAAGCGGTCGGCATCGGAGCTCTCAACGTCCTCGAAGCAGCACGCGTCGTGCCGGGATGCCGGGTCTATCAGGCGTCGTCATCCGAGATGTACGGGCAGGTCGCCGAGACACCGCAGCGGGAAACGACGCCGTTTCGCCCACGGTCGCCGTACGGCGTGGCGAAGGTCTACGCTCACTGGATCACGGTGAACTACCGCGAGAGCTACGGGATGCACGCCTCGTGCGGCATCCTGTTCAACCACGAGAGCCCGAGGCGGGGCGAGACGTTCGTGACCCGCAAGATCACACGGGCAGCGGCACGCATCGCCAGCGGCATCCCCGAGACGCTGTACCTAGGCAACCTCGACGCCAGGCGTGATTGGGGCCACGCAGCGGACTACGTCGAGGCCATGTGGCTGATGCTGCAACAGGACGAGCCCGACGACTACGTCATCGCGACCGGCGAGACGCACAGCGTGCGGGAGTTCTGCGAGCGGGCGTTTGCGCACGTGGGGCTGGACTACCGCGACCACGTCGAGATCGATCCGAGGTACTACCGACCGGCCGAGGTGGATCTATTGCAGGGCGACGCGAGCAAGGCACGCCGAGCGTTGGGCTGGGTTCCGAGGGTGACGTTCGACGGGCTGGTGGCGGGGATGATGGACGCCGAACTGCAAGCGATACGGGGACGCGTGGTAGCGTGAGGCTATGCCGCAGCGGATACCGACGTGCCGCCCTCCTCGGCTCCGCACGCCACGCAAGCCCGAGGCTCGACCCAACGCCTACCAGCGTGGCTACTGCGACGAGCGGCACCGGGCATGGCGGATGGCTGTGCTCCTGCGTGACGCGTGGACTTGTCGCCGGTGCGGTCGCCTGTGTGCTGACAAGGGCGAGGCCCACGCGGACCATGTGAGCCCTGTCGTGCATGGGAGCGACCACTGCGAGGATGGACGCAGTCGGTATGACGTGGATGGCGGGCAGTGCTTGTGCGTCGCGTGCCACGCGGCGAAGACGATCAAGGAAAACCGAGGACCGGGGGGGGCGGGTCGCGCCTTCCGTGTGAATACGCAATAAAC